GTTCGTAGCTATAAAGCTGGACTGAAAACCAATACTTTGTCTTTCGATGTTTATTGGGATAAAGCAGACGCACAGCATCTCGTTCTTGATGAGCGCGCTTCTATTGATTTTGCTCTATACCCAACTGGCACAGGCTCAGGCGAATTATTCCTGTCTGGCTCTGGCGTAGTAACAAGCCGTTCAATCACTGCATCTTTTGATGGCATGGTTGAAGCGAGCTTCTCAGTACAATGCAGCGGAGCAGTAACAGAAACCACAGTACCATAAGGGGCAAAATATGGGGTTAGCAAAAGAGCTACGAAATAGAAGAAAGATCAACGCACGAGAAGTTATCGTCCCTGCATGGGGTGACGATTCTGGCGCTTTTAAGATGTATTGCAGACCGATTACCTGCTACGACTTAGATCAGCTACAGAAGAAGCACCCTGACTTTCTTCAAAACACTACAATCGGCGCAATGGTTGATTTGATTTGCATGAAGGCAGAAGATGAAAGCGGCTCCAAGCTGTTTACGTCTGCTGAAGATCGAATCGACTTGATGGGTGAAGAAACGAATGTAATCTCTGAGATTGCTAATCAGATGTTTGCTCAGATTGAGTCCGTTGAGGTGGCTGCAAAAAACTAAAAGCCGATCCGTTAAGAATGAACTTATTATCCTTGGCTGATCGGCTGCACATAACAATTGAAGAAGCAGAAGAAATGCCGCTCAATCACTTCTATGAGTGGGTGGCTTACTTCCAGATAATGAGCGAATCTAATGGCTGAAAATGTAAACATTGTTATCAAGGCGTTTGACAAGACTAAGCCTGCCTTCAATGGCGTAACGAAAGCACTCTCTGGGATAACTTCTGCCGTATTCAGTATGCGCTCTGCCCTAGTTGTTCTTGGTGGCGCTGCTGGCTTTGGCTACATGGTCAAGGCATCTATTGATGCAACGGACACCTTAAAGAAAACCGCTGACAAGATTGGCACAACCACTGAAGCTCTTAGTGCTTTACGTTATGCTGCTGAAATATCGGGCGTAGCAACAAACACGCTTGACATGGCTATGCAGCGATTCACTAGGCGAACGGCTGAAGCTGCAAAAGGTACGGGCGAAGCTAAGTCTGCACTTAAAGAACTTGGCATTGATGCCAGAAAACTCCAACGACTTTCACTTGATCAGCAGATGCTTGTGCTGTCTGACGCATTCTCTGGCGTTGGCAGTGAGGCCGACAAGGTTCGCCTAGCGTTTAAGCTGTTTGACTCTGAGGGTGTTGCCCTTGTAAACACTTTATCGCTTGGCTCTAAAGGTCTTGAGGACTTATTCGGTCGCGCTAAGGCTTTGGGCATTGTTATGTCTGGCAATGCTGCTGGCGGCGTTGAGAAAGCGAAAGATGCACTGCACGATTTATTCTCTATCGGCAAAGGTTTAAGAGATCAATTTGTCGCCGCACTTGCCCCAGCTATTAAGCATGTTGCTGAACGGTTCATTAACTTCTTTATGGTATTGAATCAAACGCCTGACGGCATTCAGCTTTGGGCTAAGGATTTAGCAAAAGGTTTTATTGACGCAACTATATCTATAGCCAAAAGCATTAAGTCAATTCTTTCTGGAATTTCAAATGCTTACAATTTCATGCAGAAAAAGATTAACGATTTTCGTACCTTTTTGGCTAAAGATGAAATACAAGGCGTAACAGATCAAGTTAATATGCTTGGGGAAGCGGTTGGGGCATTAAGGAAAGGCCACGCATTAAGCCTAAAGATGACAGGCCAGCTAATGTTTGGTGGAATTGGGCGCGACCTTCAAAGCGTTACGCTTGCTTGGGAAGATGCTATGTATAGGCTTGAAATAGCCAAAGGAAACTTAACAAGCATAACCCCTGCCGATGAAATTAACATGGGGTCAATTATTGATATACCTGCACTAGAAGCAGAAGCCGCAGAACTAAAAGGAATTATTGATAACGTATTTACTTACGTGCCAAAAGAAAACACCATTTTAGAACAAACTAATCTATTTAAAGATGCGTTTGAGGAGTGGAGGCTATCAATTCCAGACCTTAATGAATCTCTAAAATCTCTTGCTAATCAAGGCCTAAACGGATTAACCGATGCGCTGACCGCTGGCGTTACTGGCGCAGCTACCTTTGCCGAAGCCATTAAGTCGATGTCTAAGAGCGTAGTTGACAGCCTGATTAAAATGCTGATCCAAAAGTATATTGTTGATGCTGCTTTTGGATTCATTACAAAAGGCATTGATAGAGGAATTGCTAGTTCGAAAGCTGGGTATGGTTTTGACATGGGCGACATATTTGCAGACAACTATGGCGGTAAGGCTATCGGCGGTTCTGTTCAACGAGGTCAGCCATATATGGTTGGCGAGCGCGGCACTGAGATGTTTATTCCAAATCAGAGCGGCTCTATTGTTCCAAACGATAGACTAGGCGGAGGTGGTAGCGTAGTGGTTAATCAGACCATTAACGTAAGCACAGGCGTTCAACAGACCGTTCGTGCCGAGATTGCTACTCTAATGCCACAGATCGCAAACGCTGCCAAAAGTGCCGTAGCTGATGCTAGAATGCGAGGCGGTAGTTACAGCAAGTCACTGGTAGGAGCATAAGATGCCGTTAGCATTCCCCAATGTAGGGATACAAAGTTTAAACATGAGATTGCGGCGCGTTGTTGCCGTATCTGAATCGCCGTTTACGTTAGACACTCAGGTATATGCTCACCAAGGCGCAAGATGGGAATGCGAAGTAACGCTGCCCCCATTAACCCATTCTGAGGCGCGAGAGGTAGAGGCGTTTATCATTGGGCTGAAAGGTCGAGAAGGCACGTTCACGTTTGGTAATCCGCTGCACACCAGCTCTGCAACTGCTACCACCTCTGGCATAACAACTATCCGATCAGAGAGCTTGACTGCAACAGGTTCCGCCGTATCCGCTGGCGACTACTTTAATCTAAATAATTACTTATATATGGTTACAGTTGGCAAGGCTTCAGGCTCAGGCGTGTTAGAGTTTCAACCTCCACTAAGGTCTGAAGCTGCAAGCGGTTCAGTGCTAGACTTTACTTTGCCGACAAGCCTTTGGCGCATGGCATCAAATGATATTGGCTGGTCAATCAGCACAGCTTCACATTACGGTTTTACCTTGGCATTCATCGAGGCATTATGAGCAGAGTATTAAGCACTGAAATGCAGGCGGTAGCGTCTGCTGATTTAGTTCGACCTATTTATTTAATGAAAGCCGAGTTCGACGCTGGTGATGTAAACTTATGGTCTGGCATTGGCAGCTTAACATTTGACGGTGATACATATTTAGGCGCTGGGGATTTATTATCTATCAGCCAAATTAGCGAAAGCGCAGAGCTTACAGCTTCAGGGATAAGCATTACCTTGGCTGGGGTGAAGCAATCGCTTTTAACTATTGCCAGAGATGAGCCATACCAAGGCAGAGTAATTACTTTGTATCTTGGAGCTTTAAATGATAGCGGGGACATTATATCTAGCCCTGTTGTATTGTTTAGCGGATTCATGGACGTAATGAATATCTCTGATTCTGGGGAAACTTCAAGCATAGTTATAAGCGCAGAAAACAAATTGATCGCTTTTGACCGAGCATCTGTCAGACGTTACACCTCAGAAGATCAAAAGATTGATTACCAAAATGACAAGGGCTTTGAGTTTGTGGCTAAAATACAAGAGAAAGAAATAATCTGGGGCAGACCAACACCATCGTCGCAAAATGGCTCTGGCTCAAGAGGTGCTGATAACGCTGCTAGAAGTAGATACTAATGATCTCAATTGCTCACGAATGTTTAGCTAACGTCAA